TCTCCACCGAAAGGTCAAGAAGGACCGTGGCCTGCAATACATGAATGCCTGTGTGGCTGAGTGTAAGGTCAAATTCGGTGTACCGGCAAACACCACAGCAAACCGCAAGGCGGTTGAGCGGTTTGCAGGAAGTGTGATGAAGGGGCATGGAGTCAGGCCCACACATATCCGGCAATACCTCCCCCTGGTGACGAAGATGGTTTTCGTACCAGACCAGTGGCAGATTGAGGCAGAGCGCCTCTCTGGAACACAGTCAGCCTGGGGGGCTGTGATGGAGTTCCTGCGCAACAACGCTGCAAGTGTTGTGTCGCGCGAGGAACATGCGTGAGGCAGCGTGGTCGTGTTGGATGGGGTAAGTCATGAGTCGGAGCTAACTCACCCCCACTTGGTAGTCCAACCAAACTACGCTCCCTCGAAAGTGCGGCAGCTCAACATTGTGGTTGGCGTTGCAGGAGAACTGCGCACTCTAAAAATCAATAATGCCGACTTGAGCACACTCAAGGCCGCTCTTTTAGAGCGGATGTACTTCTGTAAAGTGGGGGAGGACTTTGTTCCTCCCCCAGCCGTGCGTGACGATGTAGTCGCACACCGATTGAGAGCCTTCAAAAATACGCTGCTGAAGAAATTCGGCCCGTGTCCCCCCAAACTCGAACCTGAAGAGTTCGTTGAAATGTTTCGAGGGCGCAAGCATACCATCTATGCTAATGCGTTAGAAGAGTTCTATGATGTCGGAGTGCAGGCTTACCACGCAGTAAGTGCAGCTTTTGTGAAGTGTGAGAAAGTGAACCCGTTGAAAGCACCTCGGTGCATCCAGCCGCGCCACCCAGTGTATAACATTGGTGTTGGTAGCTATTTGAAGCATATAGAGCATCGACTCTATAAGGCGGTTGGAAGAGTTTTCAATGACAAGCACGTGATAATGAAGGGTTACAATGTGAGGCAAATTGCCAGCATAATGGAAGAGAAATGGCACAGCTTTGTCGAACCAGTGGGCGTCGGAATGGACGCAACTAAGTTCGACATGCATGTGTCACCAGCAATGCTTAGGTGGGAACATTCCATCTATCACAATTTGTACCGTGGCGACAAAGAGCTCGCCAGGCTACTTCAGATGCAGATCTACAACAAGGGTGTTGGTTACTGCGATGATGGAAAGCTTAGGTATAAGGTG